TTCGTGTGCTTGTTCTACTGTTTTTTCTGCCATATTAAACTCCTAAAACGTGAAGTGCATGTTCATAGTGGCTAATACGATCTTCTAAACCAATGTAACCACCGTTAATAGTTTTTGTCATGGCTTTAATATCGCCACGATCTGCTAGTGTGTTTAAATTAGCAGTTTCCCAGAACCAACAAGCTGATTGTGCCGCTCCTTCAAAAGTTTCCATATATTCGGAAGCTTCTTCAGGACTAACTAGTATAGATTCAGCAAACCAAGTATAGTTATCATGACCAGTTACTTGTATTAAACCACGACCACAATACTTATAACCGTCACCCGACTCTTCACTACCATTACCCATACGATTAGCATATACTCTATTTGCTATGCGTTCAGGTTTGCCAGCATATTGTGATGCCAGCGCCAAATCAGGAAAATATTTTGGAAATACTTTTAGTAAAGTAGCAGCACGATAGTTTAAGTTTTCTTTAATAAAAACAAACTCTCCAGACTCGTGAGCACATTGTGCTAAAAAACTGGCAATACGTTGTGGAGTATTGATTTCGTAGTCTGGTAATAGTTGTTGTAATACATCAAACCAGTGCTGATGGTATTTATTTTTAGGAATTATTTGTTTTAATTGAGCTAGGGTTAGTTCAGTCATCGTAATTCCTCAAAAATTAATTTTTGTTCACGATACCATTGTTGCCAAGTATCTACTAGAACAGTACACTGATAATATTCAGTATAATTATTAACAACTACTTTAGTAGCATCAATAATAGAGCTATCTTTATCCATTAATTGTAGAGGCTTACAACTAGTTAATAGTTGCTCTGGCACTAATGGAAACTTTTGTTTAACTGGTACAGTTGTACTACAACCAGTTAATAATAAAATTAATACGATTAATAAGTATTTCATGGTTTTGCTGCCTGATTAATTGTGTTAATTATTTCAGTTGGCAGTTTAGGGCAGTGCTCAATATATTTTACCACTTCATTATCTTTGACAACTTCACGGTCAATATACTTTACAATTTCATCGCCGCGCTCTTTAATAACTTGTTTTTTAACAAGTACTTTTTCTACTATTTTAGTATTGGTTTCTGCGCTTTTTGTTTCTAATTGTAATACTTTTTGCTGTAATTCTTGACTACGTTGAACCCAGGCATCATTGTCGTGTACTGCACCAACCATAAAAATACCAAATACTATTGTGAATACGCTAGCGATTTTAATTACATCAGTATAAGGCAATAATTTTAATAATGTATTACTAAGTAAATAACCGACTATGCCTGTAAATAATAATAAATAAAATAACCAATTAGGTAAAAATTGTAATATCCACATTAACCATGTCCTTCAGCATATGTTGCTAAATACTGTAATATTTCCACTTCATATTTCTGGAAATAACTCTTTATGTATAAAATCATGTGCCATTTCCTCTGAAAAACCTAATCCTTTTAATACTCTAGGAGTATGTGGGTTTTGTTTTTGTTGTTGGCAATAATAATTCTGTTGATCAGTAAAATTATATTTAGCTACCTGATCATCATAGGTCATTGCAGGTCTGTGCGTTTTAATATTGTCTAAGTAGTATATTAACGACTTTTTAGACAACTCCAATACAACGTCCAGCTCAAAATCTGTGTTAATATTTCCAGCTGCTACCATTTGTTTGCTAAAAATATTGCGTGCCCATTCGGGCAATTCTCGTGGCTTAGACCACTGAGTAGGTTCTACTAGTTCTGCAAAGTATTTACATAATGGATGATCAGGATCGCCAATAGGACTAAAGTCTAAAAATGCTCCGGTTACCTTATTTGTGCCAGCTATAATATCAAAACCATATAGCGGTGCCGCATCATAAGTATGTGGAAATACACAAATGTGCATCATGTACAATTTTTTAGTATCAATAGCGTCTATAATATCCATGTGTGCTCTGCGAAACCAAGCACACTGATATACTTTATTTATCCACGAATATTGATCACCACTATCCAATAAAAAAGCACGCGTACTGATAATGCTTTCCATTTCTGTAGCGTGCTTTTTAAGTTTATTAAAGATTGTACTCATCTGCTATCCTGCTAAATAATTTGATTGCAGATTCAAAAGCATAGTTTGCTTCTGGTGCCATTGAAATATCTAGTTTTGTTCTTAGTTTGTCTATCATTAATTTTCTGTTGTCAAATTGATACATTAAACCACTACCAGGTACTACTTTTTTAAGTATTTGACCGCCATATAGGTCGCCCATATGTTTGGTATATATGTGTGCCCATAAACCATTATCGTTCAACTGTTTAACATGATTACAGTATTCAGCCGTAGTATCAAAAAAGATTACAGGCTCATCCAGCTCTAATACGTCTTGCATAATCAACTCACTGCGAGCTAATCCTGGAATTTCACTCAATAAATGTTTAGCACAGTGTTCTAGTGTTTGATACTGTAGTAATTGATTTGCTAAAAAAGTAGTGTAGATACCACTAGTAATATTACCACTTAGTAACAATTTAGTGAAACTATGTTGTTCGGCTAATACATGATTATGATTGGTCAGTTCTTTTAATGTAGTCATTTTTCTAATACCATTATTGGGCGAAATCTTTTTAAATCATTATTTGAGTTTACTATTTTATATTGATCGTATTCTGATTTATTAATCATATTAATATTAAAACCAATAATAATTCTGTCATCTTCACTATTATTAGGTAATGACTCATGTGGTAACCAACCAGGAAATATAATCATTTTTCCTGTTTCTGCTGACTCTACATACCTTGTTAATACAGTAGGAAAATTAGTAAAATCATTAGCATACATGGTTTTTGCAATATATGCTGGATCTTGAAAACTTAAACCACCACAATTAGGTAATGCTTTAGCATAAAATACACCGCTTAATAATGTATTACTATGAACGTGTTGTGGAACAAATGCACCTTTTGGGTATATAGTTGTCCACATATTTTGTAGTGTAAGTAACTGATCTTTATTGTTATTTTCAGGCTCTAGCATTTCCATTGCAAAATTTATAATAAATTTTGCAATATGATTCCACTCAGGACTATTAAATAAATCTTCAGTAGAACAAAAACTAGTTATACCTTTTTCGTTAAAATCTTTTTGATCAGAACTCTTTTTACCAAAATTCCAGCTATCGGACACCAATCTGGCATCCTTAGCTGTACTTTTATATTTATAGGCCAAATCACAAATAGATTGTGTAATTTGTATATTACTTACTACACCAGTAAATACTGGTGTAGCAAATAAATTTTTTATAAACTGTGACAATTATTTACCTTTGTGTTTTTATAAACTTGTGTTTGGAGAAGTACTATTAACTGTTGTAGGTGGTTGTGGCCACACAATTTGACTAGGATCAGTTACATCTTTAAAAGTTGTTGTCATAGCACGTAGTTGTTGTCTAAACGTAACCCATAATGCTTTTTCTGCAGCAGTTAATTTAGTGTCTGGAAGTTGTGTCCAATCACTTCTAATTAACATATCATCTCTACCTTTTCTAATCCACTCATTTATACGCTCTTCTTGCGTTAGTTGTACAACATCGAATTTACGGTGAACTACACCACTAGGCTGCACTTCATATCCAGCTTCACCTACAATTCGTACAGTAGGTGGTTCAATATGAAATTCAAATAGTTTAAATCCGCTGTTTAAAATTATTTCTTCTGTTATTTCATAGTCAAATTTATTTTGTCTAAAAGCTACTAAATTTTTAGCACTTTCTAAATTCATGGGGTGATCGGTGATCACCCCATTTTCGTCTACTTGTATATAAAATTTATCTTTATTCATATTATCTATCGCCTGTATTTGTTGCTGGATAATTTCTACCGGGTCCCCAGATGATTCTTACACCACCTTGACCGCCGTTACCACCTGTACTACTATAGCTAAAACTCATGGTACCTGAACCGCCACCACCGCCACCATAGTTACCACCAGGAGAACTGCCAAAAGAACCTTGTTCCATCATACCACTAAAAGGATTTTCACCATAGGTACCTCTTTCACCACCGCTACCGCCTTCGCCACCGCCATAACTAGAGTTACCACTATAAGGTGTATAGTTAAAATACCCGCTTGGTCCAGCTCCTAGTAAGCCTACACCGCCTCCGCCACTACTGCCAGCAAAACTAGAGTAATAGTCACCTGCTTGTCCACCACCACCTGTTGGTGCAAAGTTACCAAATCTACTGCCTCCAGGAGCGTCGCCACCATTACCTGTATAGCCACCGGCTCCACCACCACCTTGATAGCTATTAGAAAATCCGCCAGCACCACCACCATCACCTACATAACCACCACCAGCAAAACTGCGTTGATTAGGTCCACCAGTGTTACCTTGACCAGCTCCACCGCCACCATAACCAGCTACTGTGCTAGAACTAATAAAGTAACTGGTGCCTCCATTAAATCCGCCAAAACTATATCTACTACCACCAGCACCTACTACTACAGTATAGCCAGTACCAGGTGTAACAGGAATATTATTTTTCCAACCTAATCCAGCTCCACCGCCACCATTGTTAGACCAAATATAGGCACCAGCACCACCACCACCAACAGCTACTGCACTTACAGTAGTAACTCTAGCTGGGGCAACCCAGGTAAATGTTCCACTACCAAAGTTTGTACCGTATAGTGTTTGACTAGTTGGTACAGCTCCAATATCATACGTCCAAGTAAAAGCTCTAGTAACAGTTTGTCCAGCACTAACAGCTTGAATGGTAAAAGATACAGTACCTGCTGTTGTAGTACCACCAATAGTTACTATACCATCACTACCTAGGCTACAACCGCTTGGTAAACTACCGCTAATTAAGCTATGTGTAGTACTAGCACCAGCTTTATTTACTGCTTGGAAATATGTTACTTGAGTATTAATATAGTTGCTAGTATTATACGTACTTCCAGTAAACTGAGGAAAATTACCGCTAGTAATAGTGCTTAATGGATACCATGATTTTACTCCACTGCTAGTAATTTGTAGTAAACCTGTCTCACCTGGAGTAGCAGGTAGCCCGCTTGATCCAAATAAATCATCTACATATTTTTTAGTAGCTGCATGTAAGTCAATAGTAGGAGCACCACTTAATGTTAGTGCACCAGTCATTGTATCGCCAGCTTTATCTACTTTAGCAGCAACTGCAGTAGTATATGCACTTGTAATATTTGTAGTTGCTGTACTAATAGCTGTTGTAGTAGCAGTTGCGCGAGCACTGTCTTTACCATCTACATAAGTTTTTACTGCATACTCAGTTGGAATTGCAACATTACTAGCATCGGATAGTGTGGCATCACTTGAAAACTCATTAATAGTTTCACCAAGTTGAGCACCAATACTACCTAAACGCAAACTACTTAAACCACTCAAATCAAATGCGCTAGCATTTAATGTAGCTTTACCAGTTGCTTGGTCAATTTTAAAATATTTACCTACTCTGTAGTTACCGTCTTGATCAGTACTTACATAGAATACACGACCTGGGAATGTTTCAATAGTTTCATTACCTTGTGCAGCTGGTTGTGTTGGCGTATTTGGATAATTAGTTGTTGCAACACCACCAGTACCAATTGATAAGAAATCATGACCAGTTAAACGTGTTTGTGAATATTTAGTACGAATTGTTACTGCTGTACCATCAGCACTACCAGTTGGTTTTTCTTGTGATAATACTAATACAATTTCGCTATTTGTACTTGTCCACGTGCCGGTAGTACTTTGAATAACATAGCTGTATGTATCGCCGGTTAAACTAATTGAACTACCAGGTTTTGGAAGACTGCTAAACCCTTTTGCAACTAAAACAAATCCACTTTGATTTGTTACAGCCGCTTTAGTATTACCAATTATATTTCCACCAATTCGTAAGTTTTCACTAGTCTGAAAAGTACCACTAATATTTTTAACGTATAATTTATTAGCACTATACTGTACATTTAATACTGTGGCAGTTGCTCCACTTGTGTCTCCAGTAACAGTATCACCAACATTAATATTATTACCAGTATATGTAAATGGAATTACTCTACCAACAAGTGTACCTGTTATTGCAGTTTCTGTAACATCATATCCGCTTGAATATACACCATAAGTACCATAGCTATTATTACCGTTCAATGCACGAATATGTCCGCCGCCAGTAGTAGCATAACCAAAGTATGCATAGTAAGTAAAGCATGAAACAATTTCAGATTTACCGCCGTCTTTAACCCAGTATCCAACACCGTTATCTGTAATAATGGTATAACCATGAAAAATCATAGTTTTAGCGCCAGTAGAGTGTATAGTACCATCTACTAATGCTCCAATACATCCTGCAGAAATTGCAGAACACTCTAAAACATATGGTGATTTTGTAGTTATAGGACTAGCAGGGTTAAATCCTACTACTACGCCTTTTGGTGTACTGGTTGATATATCGGCTGCAGTAGTTCCTACTTGCCAACCTGTCATACCAGTAAAAGTCATTTTATTTAAAATACTACCATTACTTAGTTGCCACATTGTAGCAGTAGTATTTGTAGTAACACCATCGTCACTTAAACCTGATTTAGGAGTAACAATTACAGTACGTTGATTATCTCCAACAACTGCTGTATTAGGAGGAACAACAATAGGTAATTGTTCTTGATAAGTTCCGGTTTTTACAAAAATTGTAGAAGTTTGACCTGCAGCAGCAGCTCGTTGGCAAGCATACTTAATACTAGCAAAAGGAGCAGCTAAATTTTTACCTTGATTAACATCGTCAACTCCATGTGGCGCTACATAGTATGTGTTAACACTTTGTGTTGCACCTAGCCAATCAATATTAATACCATTACTTGTAACTGTTAAACTTTGTCCAATATCTGCGGTTGTAACAACAGGTAGTACATCACTAGCACCAACTACAAATACAGTCCATTTAGTACCATTTAAATCGCTAGTAAAACTTGCTGTACTAGTATGGTCTATTACTGCAATATATGCACTGCCTAAACTATCTTTAACAATATCGTCTTTTAGATAATCAGTACTTGCAGTCCAAGTGCCTCTCCAACGTATACCGCTGTTAAACTTTTGCCAGTTACCAGCAGTTAAATTTGTTTCAAATACTGTACTAGCATGTGGAGTAATACAAATATAAGTATTACCACCATAAACAACTACTTCATCAATACCGTACTGAGTACTAGTTGTCCAGTTGCCACGATTTTTAGTACCGTATACTAATTTATTCCAAGTAGCAGTTGTAGTAGGATTAACATTCTGATTGTCAGTAATAGCTTGAAATAACGATCCACCATAAGTAATTACATGACCAATTTTATAATTTGTGCTACTTGTCCAAACACCTTGATAACTGAATCCTTCAGTAAGTAAGTCCCAACTTGCTGTAGTAGTTGGTAATGTACCAGTTTGTGTTTGTTTACTACGATAACTATTTGAACCATAGCTAACAATATCATTTAAATAATATGTAGTACCAGCACTATAAATACCTTGATAACCCACACCACCAATTAACAATTCCCAATTTGCAGTAACTGTTGGTAAGGTAGCGCTCTGTGTTTGTTTACTACGATAAAGGTTAGGGCCATAGGTAACTAAATCATTTAAATAGTATGTACTAGCACCATTATATGCACCTTGAAACTTACTACCGCCTATAAAAATTTCCCATTTTGTAGTATCACTAGGTAAATTACCAGTAGTATTTGTTGTGGCACGATAAATATTTGGGCCATAGGCTACTAAATCATTAGGAACATAAGCAGTTGCATTATTGTAAATGCTTTTAGCACTTACACCTTCAACAAACTTATCCCAATATGTAGTAGCAGTAGGTAAATTACCTGTAGTATCCTGTTTAGCAATATATGCACTACCACCATAAACAACTACGTCATTTTTTTGATATGCAGTAGCACTATTAAAAGTACCTTCATATTGAATACCGTCAGCAAATAAGGACCAATATGTTGTATTAGGAGGAGTTTGTCCTGTACTGTCTAATACCGAAACATAAACTTTACCACCATAGGCAATACCGTCACCAACTTTATAAGCTGTAGTAGAACTAAATACACCTTTGAATTTAAAGCCTTCAATCATTAAGGCCCAGTAAGCTGTATTTGTTGGCAAATTACCGCTAGTTTTCAATGCATAAGTATAAACATATACATTACCACCATACTTAACAATATCATTTGATTCGTAAGTTGTTGTGTTGCTCCAGTCACCAGCAAAACTGAAACGTAATTTTCCTAAATCAATTAATTGGCTCATTTATACCATCCTCATTAATAAGTGTCCGTTGCTACCCCAATAAAACTGAATAGTATCTTTTGTCCACACCCATTGTTTGTAGTCGTACTTATCAATAATATTATCTTGAGGCAAAGATATTGGGGTATCCCCGTCGTCTATAATTTCTATATTTAAATTTCCACTATCAGGATCTAAACGGAATCCATAAAATACTTTATCAGCTAAATCCGTTCCTTCATAAAAGCCACCCATTATGAAACTCCTTGTAGTATGGAAAAGACAACATCTATGCTACTATCTACTTTTGACGAAACGATTAATTTGTCGCTAGTTGCAAGTACAAGTTTGTTGCCTTTCATTAATTCGAATGGTTCACCACTCTCTATTCTTTTATCTTTGTGGATATAGGTATCTACTCCACCTCTACGCATTTTAATTGTAATAGGAACTGTTGTAGATAACAAATTTGTAATACTACATCCAATCACAATTGATTTGTCTACTGCACTAAAAGTCTCTACTTCAGTAGTACCTACAGCGCGCGAAATTGCATTTGTAAATGTTGTTGCCATATGTTACCCCAGTGCAATTGCCATAACAATGGCTTTTTCTGTTGCTATTTGTTCGGTAAGTGCACTTCCGCCACCACCGCCACTTGACAATGAAGTTATAGCACCCTGACTATTTTTATAGTATAATACTCCGTCCGCAGTATTTAATGCTAGTTCACCGTCTTCTAAATCTGCAGGAGTAGGAATTTTTCCTGCTACGTTACTTCGTCTAACTTGTACTTTTAATTTTACGTCAACTGTAATTACAATTCTGGTGCCACCGCCAATGATTGCAATACCATTAGCATAGCTAGTACCAGGATTAGTGATAGTTATGATACCATTATTAATACTGATCCTAGCATCGCCATTTCCACCGTTTACTACTATATCTGTTTGTCCATTAAAAGACGCAATAGTATCATATTGTACAGCGGAAGTAATTGGACCTGTCAATGTTGTCATAACTACCCTTTATTAATAAGTACCAGCATCAACAGTACTTAAATACACTGCACCGTTAGTTACTGTAAACTGTGTACTATCAAAACTTGATAAACCTTTAACTGTAGTGCTAGCATAAGGAATTGCTGTTTGTGTTACAGCAGTTACTAAACCTTTTGCATTAACTGTTACTGTAGGAACTGTTACACTATCACCAAAATTACCAATATTTGCATTAACTGTAGCCAATGTTAGTGCTGCCGACACGGCTGCCGAACCATCAACACTAGTCAATGTAGCGGTAGCATCACCAGTTAAACTTAAATTACGTGCTGTTTTCCACTTTGTAGCCGTACTAGCATTTCCCACTAATTCAGCATAAACATTTGCAACATTTAAGTCTTTGTTAAAGTTCCAGCGGTCATCACCACTTGAATAAGTTAATGTAGCTGCAGTAGCAGGACCTTTAATAGTCAAACCACCGCCGTCTGCCATTGCTGCACTAGTAGCGTCTTTGGCTAACTCAATGTTTTTATCGCCAATTGCAACTGTTGTACTATTTACTGTAGTAACAGTACCTAATACTGTTAAGTTACCAGTAATCGACGCATTGCCATCAATATTAATATTTGTAGCAGTAATGTCATTGCTATTTAATGTACCATTTACTGTTACATCATTAAAAGTAACGTTACTTGTAGGTGCTAATGATTGTGGTAAGTTAATGGTAATTGTATTATCTGTTACTGCTGTAGTAACTCCAACTCCACCTGTAACTGTTAGTGTATCTGTTAACAAACTAACTGTATCTGTACCTGTATTACCTGCAATTGATAAGTTTGTAGCAACATTTACTGTACCTGCTGCAGTTAATCTACCTTTACTATCAACTGTAAAAGTAGGAATATGAGTAGCATCTCCATAACTACCTGCAGTTACTGCCGTATTTGCTAATGTAATTGCTGTACTGACATTAGCCGAACCATCTACACCACTAAAAGTTGCAGTTGCGTCACCAGTTAACTGCAAGTTACGTGCGTTTAACCATTTTGTAGTAGTAGCTGCGTTACCAATTAAATCTGCTGTAATATAACGTGCATTAAAATCACCATTTGAATCACGTTTAACTAATGTCGAAATTGTATTTAAATTAGTAGCAGCATCAACCATATCGGTATATCGCTTACCACCAATAATAATGTGGTTTACTGCATTTCCCGCAGTTTCAGTACCCATACCAATGTATAGTCTGTCACCACCATTCGAACCATTATCTGCTAACCCAGAGTACGCTAGTTCACCTGCACCTAATACGGCTGGGTTTCCGCTAGTGTCACTGCGTTTAATCTTTAAAAACGATGCCATATTATTATCCTTTAAAATTGACCAGCTTCAATAGTCTGTTGATCTAAGAGCCTGGTAGCTACCCATTTATTTGTTGTGGTATTGTAAACCAACATACTGCCAGCCTGTAGGTTTGAGATGTCAATATCACCACTATTTGATATGCTATTAACAGTTGGAGGTCCCATTATACCAGTAACAATTAGTGTTGTTCCTTTTTCTTCGGTAACAACTTGATTAACTGTTTGAGCCTGTATAACCGCAGTATCATTAGATTGAACAACTACGGTATCTGTCATCTTGTCACCTCGGGTACTAATGTTAAGTTACCTACTAAGAAACTCAAAATATTATTAGCACTGTCAAACAATTCTACAGAATATACAGCAGTACTAAAATTAAACGTTTGTGTAACATTGCCTAAAATAGTAATTGTAATAGTCTTGTATGTATTGTTTAACACAATCTGTCCAGCAGCACTAGTTGCTTCGTAAATTACAGTAGGGCTATCGACTGTTTCGCGAATTTGCATTCTAGCATTATAGTTTGCTAAATCAACAGGTTGATTATATTCAATAACTCCACCACTAGTATATGCGGTATAAGCTAAACTATTAACTTGATTTATTGTTATACCGGTTGAAGTAGTGCTAGTTGCTATATGGTATGTATCCGAAGTTGGGTATAATTCTTTCATACCACCACCGGCTACCTTAAATCGCCACCCTACAGGCAATGTGTGCGGCGAAGTAGTTGTAATTACGCAAGGAGCACTTTTAGCAATTGCTGAAATTGGGGCATAAACTTTGGTTTCTGATTCCCAGCGATATGTCTCTTGAAAGGTGCTGCCTTGATAAATTTTATAATTAAGTTTTGCGGGTTGCATTATATGATACCACCTTTTATTATAACTGTTATAATAACTTATTCTAAATAGGCAAAATCCCTTTAGAGCATAGTTAATTCCTTAAACGAAAAAATTCTGAACTTTTTCTCACATTTTGATATATTATACCATAAGGGCTGCTACTTGTCAATGCAAAAAAATACCCTGCCCATAGGTTGGACAGGGTATCAGTTTTTAGGATTAACTAGTTAATTGTTCAATTAAGCGATAGAATATTCGCCTAAAACTAATCCGTAAGTTCCGTTTAAAGAGTAATCAGCCATATAGCGTACTTTAACCGTATGCCACCCAGCAGATAATGCCCTAGTCATTGCACCTGATGAAACATATCCACTTTCACCAATTCTATTAGTACTATAACTACCACTTAGTCCGTGTGCTGGTACTAATCCTGTTGCTCCTCCGCTACCCTCTCCATTACCAGCAGTAGTTCCGTAATTAACTGTTGGCCACCAATTTTCATACATAGCAACATCATCTACAAAAATATAACCATAGTCATAATTAGATTCAGTACTTACTGTTAAGTAGCAAGTAATAGTACATGCTGCGCTTACATAAAATTGTCTGGTTACTGAATAGTCAAAATCGTATGTATTAAATGCATTAATACGAATACCATCATAAGTAGCATTAGGACTTGGAGTAGCGTAATAATATGTACTATTAGGAACTCCAGTAGCAGATAAACTATAACTACTTACAGTTACACCTGCTGGAGCAGTATATCCGCATTTTCCTACAACTTGTCCTTGTGATACATCATAGGTTCCACCACTACCATTAGCATAAGTATATATTAAAGTATTACCGCTGCAATATTCAGTTAATTTAGTTCCTGCGGATGGATAAACTCTATTAAAGTAAGTTTTTGTAGTATGTCCTGTATATGCAAATTTTGCAGCAAAATAGTGTGATCCTACACCAATGTCTGTACCTGCATTACTATTTGTCCAAGTACCTGATCCGCCACCACCTGTTCCATCTATAGTAATAGCTGGCTGATGATAGGTTTCAGTATCAACACTCCAAGTAAAGGTATCACCTGGTTTAGCTCCAGTAATTGCTAAAACTACTCCGTCACCAACATAACTTTGATAAGGAGTAATAGTTACTTGTTCATTATATGTAACTACTGTAGGCGTTTGACTAGTATCATATACTAAGAAAAATGCATAATTACTAGTTACATTATTATCATATACTTGTAAAAATAAATATCTAGGACTAGCTGTTTCTGTGCGTTGATTATTTGTTAAATTAACAGTAATATAACCTTCGCCAGCACTATTTAAAGAAACAGTGCCTCCGCTTATACTAGAACCTGTAAAATCACTGCTAATAAAATCATATGGTGATCCAATATTTACAAACGGAAATCTATAATTAATAGTTGTATTTGCAGCATTAGTACTAGTTATATAAAAATATCCAGTTTCACCTTCATTCCTTGCATATGAGGTAGTAGTACTAACTGCAGGCGTATAATTAGCTGTTATACTATATGTTGGAGCTGCTGCACGTGGTGTCCAAGTTATACTTCTACTGTGTCCTGTAAAATCAAATGTACAACTAAATGTATGAGTAGTTGTATTACCCGGTGCAGTAGTATAAGTAAATCCTCCAAGACTATTAATAGTACCCGTGCCAGAGCTATCATAGTTATCTACATTCCATCGAATAGTATCGCCTGGTTTAGCACCACTAACATAAATTGTTACAGAGCTAGTAGTTGTATAAGGCTGACTATCACTAATAGATATACTTTCATTTGGTGTTACACTACTATCTGTTACATAAACTGTAGATGCAGTACCTAAAGCTTGTAATAAACTTCCATTTCCACTAACATCTTTGTTAATGGTCATTACAATAGTTTCTTGACTTTCAGTAGTATAGTCCTGTTTTAGTGTTCGGGTAAAAGTGCCTGTATTATTAACAATCTGTACTGTTCCATACGTATATGCGGTATAGCTATCACTAAAATCATTACTATCAACTGTACCTGTCATTGTCCAATATAAATTTGTATAATTGGGTACATTAGTACTATTTACAGTCCAAGTAACACTATCACCTTCATTAATGCTAGTAGTATTAGGTGTAATTGTTGCTGTTATGGTTGGTGCTTGACTAGTATCGGTAACTACTATGGACATTGATGCTTTTGTGGCGCCAGTATATCCGCCTGTTCTTAATTTAAACGTAATTGTTTCAGTGCCTTCGGTAGCAACGTCATTTTTAAGAAAAAACTGTAAGTGTTTTTCTAAACTATCTGGAAATGTAAATGTGCCTTGTAAACTTACAGTAATACTTTGATATGCTGGTAATCCAAAATCAATATCTTGTGTATTTGGATTATAATAGCGCATATACTGAATATCATTAGTATCTATGCCTGTACCTTCTAAAGTCCAGAACATATTAGTACCATAACTATCCATTTCATACATAGCAATATCTACCCACTGACCTTCACTATAAGTTTCAGTGGTTGAATTACCTAAATAATATGTAGCACCATTGGATGTATCATTAATATAAACTTTACCATTATAATCAGCTACACGTGTACCAATTGGTTTATCTAGTGCTACTGAAAAATATTCTGTGCCTTCAAACAAATTATCTGCCGTCATGGTAACAGTAAAACTGCTAATGCCATAATTAATTACTACACCACTATTAACACCATTAACAAAAAAATTATTACCACTAGCATCAGTTGCAACAATATCTGCTACACCTGCAGTAGCTGGATTAACTAACGAAGGATATACACGTGTACCATCAGGTGCATTACTAGTTATATAAAAAGTTACTGAACTACCTTCGTCTACATAAACATCGCCTGTTTGTTGATTAGCTCTAGTAATAGAGTATGTATAAACTGGCGCTAAACTAGTGTCGTTAATTCTTCCGCTTAAATAAATAGTGCTAACACTTGGTATTGTAATTCTAAAATACTCATAACCTTCGGTTTTTTGATCCGCTGTTATTACCATTGTCAAATCTGCAGTACCAGTAGAAGTGCCACTAGTGTTAACTGTAAAGTTACCTGTTAAACCATATTGCGATCCAAAAATATCATCAGCATCTATCATTACACTTTCGTTACCTGGCTCTGCAACTATTTGAAAGGGTATTACTGTACCATTAGTCACATTTCTAGTAGTTAATCTGGCAACTGCTGTTATACCCTCATTATAAGCACCGCTTGAATTTGGCGATACCCAAGCTAAACTATAAGTTTTAAACTCTTTAATACTTACAGATATTGAAGCTTTTTGAGTATTATTTGAATCATATACTGTAAATGTAAAAGTTTCCGTACCTTCTAATATATTATCATTTGCTACAGTAAAATTAAATATGGCTGTACCATTATAGACTGTAATATATCCACTAAATGCTGGTGTAAAACTTTGACCACTACCACCTCTATAACCATCTATCATATCACTAAAATCTGAAGTGGTAATATTAGTGCCACTAATAGTAAAAGGCACTATTGTACCACTAGTCACACCGCTAACATAAAGGTATATACTTTGATTATACATAGGAGTAGTTGATGCAGATGGCTCCTGCTCATAAATATCATCAGTATTTCTTAATTGTAGTGTGTAAGTTGCTGGTAATGGTTGACTTTGATAACCTCTATCTAATGGGCCTGTATCTAGTATTAATATATCTGCTGAGTATGTGTCTAATCCATAGTTTGTATTGCTGCCACTAGTTACTTTTAAACCTTTGGTTAAATAAGTGCTTTGATAAATACCAAATGTACTAGCACTTAAATTTCCATAATAGTCTGTGTCTATATTTCTTGCTCTAAGAGTATTACTTTGACGTTGGAAAAATACTCTTGAACCATATAATTGAGCAGTATTAGTGCTACTGTTATATTGATAACGATCAAAAGTTGTTTTAGGTATTAAAAATCCTGTATTGTTTGGTGTTGGACTATTAATAGCTGTTTCATAAACATATGCACTAGCCAAATATGGTCCTACAAAATTTGGATCAATAATAGGTAACGATGGTGATTTAAAAGAATAAGATTCTAATTCAATATGTTGATATGCTGAACTATATGTACACTGTCCATTAGGATCATAAACTTGTATTCCATAGCCACTATTAGCCGCCGTAGGATTACCAGTAGCATAAAAGTATACTTTAGGAATAGCTGCACTAATATCACTACTATTAGCTGTAGCACTCCAACTTCTTGGAACCATTGCATATATACTAAATATTGGTCTACCATTTTCGTATTCGGCAATACCTTGTCCAGCACCTTGTGTTAAAGAATATGGACCAGTTTTAGTACTATACCAAATATGATTAGTACTACCTTCTGGTAGTGTATATATTACAAAACAAGCTTGTCCGCTAGGTGCATAATATTTTAATTCATAAACATCCCAAGTTTCTGCAGGACTACCATACCCTACATCCAATCTAGGTTGATTTTGAAGAATTTGAGTAAATTGTGAAGTTACGTCAACATTACTGTAATTTAAACCAATTTGTGAATCAGTAATATACCAAGGTTTAACTTGTGTATCATCAATAACAAGATTATTGTTATCATTATAAAATTTAAATCCGTATGTCATCTTGCCATTACCAATAAAGTTGTATTTACTCTATAACTTACTGAACCTAATAGTGTTGAGTCTGCATATTGTATTTGAGGATAACCATTAGGATAAACTATTTTATATGCTACATCACCACTATAAATAATTACAGGTACTAATTCTAGACCATATAGATTTGGCTTACCACCAGTACCATTGTAAGTAATAGTATGTTGTGTTAAATCAGTACTACCAGTTACAAGTAGTGTTTCAAATCCTACAAAAACTCCGCCAGGACTGGCGGAGCTATATACTATTTGATTTGCACTATCTTTAATTTGCATTCCATATGCCATAGCTTATCCTAGGTTACCAATAACAACACGTCTAACATTACTAGCATCAAATACTTCTATTTTAGTTTGTGAAACAATAATACGCTCACCGCTAGTACGTGGACTGCCATCTGCATTAGATGGACCTACTGTTAGTCTATTTACATCAATAGTACCAGTAGTAATTCTACCACCATCAATAGTAGTCGTATTAGTCGTATAAATATCACTACCACTTAATTTTGCATCTAATGCACTTTTTATAGGACTGCCGCTAGTTGTAGCATTAGTAAAAGTAACTAATCCTTCAAAATTAATAGCATTAAACGCACTTGTAAATGTACTAGTTTGTGAGCTATCTAAGTTGTATGTAGTTTCAGATACACTGTATCTAATTGCCCATACTTTACTGTCAGTTCCGGTATAACTAGTACTAGCGCTGGGACTAGGTGCTGTAAATGACCATGAACCCAAACTAGCAAATGTATTAGTACTAAAATTATATAATCCTAATCCGTTAGTACCTGGTGCATTAGGCTGAGTAGATTGTGCTGTATTGTAGTATAAATATCCAGAAGCATTTCTAGGACCTGGATTACCAGGATTGCCCTTATCACCTGTTAATTTAGTCCATGTATATGCACTTAGTAGCGTACTATCTGCTTCAGTATTATCACTATAAGTACCTATCCAACTACCTGTATTTTCACCGCTATTAGCAGTAAAACTAGCACCACCGTCATCACTATACTTTATGTGTAAATATGCAGTTTTACCGTTAGTTACTGTATACTCTACACCTAGTGTAGGAATATATTTTTGACTAGGACCGTAAGTAACGCTACCATCTACACCACTTACCTTTTTAACACGAACATATACATTACCACTTACCCAGTTTGGATCAAAATTTACATTATTGCTAGAGTATTCAAAACTTAATGTATCCGCATTAACACCATTAGTACCATTTTTCAAAATAGCTACTGGTTGTGACCATGTTCCTCCATTTACAAGAGTAGATGTTCCAGTACTAATAAAAGTATAACTACTAGAATAAGTTGTTAGTGTAGCAGAAGATGTTGGTAGTGTTGGTGACCAAGTAAATCCACTACTACTAGGAACTGATAGAGTAGAATTACTAAAATCATAACTGCCACCAGTTGGTGCAACAGTAGGAATACTAGCAGACTGAGTATAAACTGTTGCAGTATAACTACTTTTTCCATTAGTACCATTAATGCCGTTTTGTGCTACAATTACTGGTTGACTCCAAGTAGTAAGTGAAACCCCTGTATATGGTGTAGTAGTTGTAGCTAAACTCTTAGTCATCCAGATAGGCGTAGTACTAGAGTTATCTCGTGTCATACTCCAACCACTAGTACCACCGCTAGTACTAATTGTATTATTATAAAAATAATATATAGCACTAGTTGGAGGTGTAGGAGTTGGCGTAGCTGCAGCAGTTACGTATAGTTCAATTATATCTCTATATTCACCATTAGTACCATTTTGTGCTTCTACGTAAACATCACTCCATTGAGTAGCAGTTATAGTAGCGGTTGGGGCGCCAACAAAGGTATAGTCACAAGCCCAAGTAGGTACAGTAGTAGTTGCAGGTTGAGTTGGGCTCCAACCACTTGGTGCAGTAAGATAATTATTACTAAAATTATAACTACCGCCAGTTGGGCCAGTGGAGTCTGGACTACCGGGATTGGTTACACTTTGCTTGTACACAGTAGCAACATAAATGGAATTACCAGTTGCACCATCACGAGTTTTATTAATTGTTAGTATTCTGCTAGCATCAATATTTGTACCAGTTACTCTATAAGTAATGGTAATTTGATTAACGCCACTACCTTGATCTAAGTATGAACTTGGTACAGTAATATCACCAGAACTATTTATAGTGCTAGTATAGTTAGCAATACCTGTGGCACTTAAACCTGAATAACTAATAGCTGAAAAGGTTAAGCCAGTAGTTATTCTATCTGTTCCTTTATATACAAGTAAAGTAGTAGTTATACTTGTATTTGAAACAGGTACACCAGTAGCACTACTACTAATATTTTGACTTGGATTAGCCAATCCAATTGCTAATCCACCACTACCAGATTCTAATGAATATACTGTTTGTACATCATAAACTAGTTGTCCATTAACAGTAGCTTGTATTTTATAAGTTTTTGTACCGCTAGTAAATTGACTTACTGTGTATTGTTTAAGATCTACTCCACTTGTAATAGCTGTAAAAGCCCCCTCATTTACAGCTTCATACCAATAATATGTTGTATTTAAAGGTATGTTAAAAGTATCTGCATTTAAAGTAATAGTATTAGGCGACCATACATTGTCTGTAGATTTTACAAATGCAATTGTTTTAAGTCCAGTTAAATTAATATTGGGAGCACTTGCACCATCTTGAGATCTATTTAGTGTTAATACTTGCGTATATACTTGACCATCTACAGTAGCATTAAATGTTGCACTAGCAAACTCACTAGTTAATGTAGCTACGCTAATTACACCTGTGCTACTATTAATATCTGCTGTCATTCCAGATGCAGCTGCTAAACCAAATGTAACTGCACCTGTACCATTCAATGAATTAGTACCACGTTTAACTTGATATACACATTTAAAATTTGCAGGTGTAGTAGTATTTAAAGTAACATCTAACTGTCCAGCTTTAATATTTCCAGTACTGTCATAATATATAGTCTGATTGCCGTTTGTTAGGTTGTAAGATATTCCGGGATCGCCTTCTTTTAATGAAGCAATAGAAAGCTCATCAAACTGTTCATAGGTAGTACCATTTACAGTTTCACTAACTGTAACTCTTATTAACTTGGCTGGTACTGGATTACCACTTGCGAATGATTTTAGTGTAAGTACATTATTAGAAACAGTTGCTACTGAACTAGCAAAAGTAGTACTACCATCTATTGTCCATTGATATTGTGGGTTAGTATATTGGCTAGTTGTTGCTGTTAATGCAATGGTTGAAGGCAATACTGTTGAGCTGCCACTAGCAGTTGTAAAATTAGCATAATTGCTAGTTAAATTAACACCGCGGCCTGTAGCACCAGCTTTTGATTTTGCAAAACTTTGACGTACTGTAGTATCTAAATATTGAGTAGAATCATTGCCAGTACCTGCAATTTGTTGAACACGAATAGTATAGTCAATATAAGCAACATCAGCAATCATGCTGCTTGCTCTACTAAATGTTACGTGATCACTGCCTTGAGTAGCTACATAACTAGCATCGTACGATATAGTATCAACATTACTAGTATTTTTTGAAGGTACAACACTAACTATTCTCCAAGTATCTGCACTAAAAGTATCACTTGAAGTATTATCAATTAAAAGTGTTTTATTACCTTTTTTAACTGTAATAGTATTACCACTACCATCATAGTCATTATAGGTAGTATTACCTAGTGCATTAGCAGTAATTAAATGAGATCCATTAGTTTGTTCAACTGTTATCTGATTACTACCATCATTTATTCTATATAATGTAATAGTATCTGATACAGTAATATCAGCTTGGCTAGTTGCTGTAGCTAATACGTATCCTGTAGTTATTCCATAGTAACCGAATTGTGCTGCAGTGATTGTAAAAGTATTATTTACTTGATCTTGTGTACCACTTATAGCACCTAAGAGTGAGCCGCTTCTAGTGTATGCGTATGCTAACCATGTAATTTGTCCAGTAATATTTGCTAATCTAGCTTTAATAACAGAGCTAGTAGTTACTGAAGTAGTATCAATTTCTTGTTTATAAACAAATTCTGTTGTGTTAGCACTTAACTGAATAAGTGGAGCAGTTTGTCCACCACGGCCTTTAGTTACTGTCCAGGTACGTTCAACAGTAACACCATTATACTTAGCCAAAAATATAACACTGTTATTATAATTAGTTACACCTACACCAGTGCTATAAAATGCACCAGTAATACTATCAATAAATGTATTACTACTAGTTAAATCACCTGTATAGCTGTTATCTTTAATACTGTATCTAGGTCCTACTACTGATCCGTCACTTGCAAGAACGTTAGTAGTGTTTGCACCAGTTACTTCTGAATTATCATTATAAACCTTAAACACACCTTGACTAGCAGTAGTCCAGGCAGCCTGCTGCTGAGCATTGCTTGGGCTAGCTACTAATACACCGTTTACAGTAACTAAAATAGTTCCTGCACTATCAGTACTAATATTAACTGGATCATTGCTTAAATAACCATAGACGTGCACTCCAGCAGCTAAGGTTTTGGCACTTAGCTGACTAGAGACAGTAATTGCATCTGGGTCAATTTTACTGATATATGCATATTTTACATAGTATGTAGTATCTTCTTCTAAACCATCAATAGTGGTAAGTAAACCACCATTATCACTATATAAAACCCAAGGATTATCTACAGGATTATATGCTATAAGTGGATCAAAAGGCGTTACTTTACTATACCAAACCTTAACAGATACTAAATCATCTCTAGTATCTGTTGTGTTATTAGGTCTAGTATAAGTTGGGCGTGATAATACTAAATGTACGGCTTTTATACCAGAATTAATAGTTGCTGACATTCGTATTCCTTATTGAATAGTTTTTACAAGTATTGAATTAAGTGTACTTGTATCACTATAATTACCATTTCTATCTACAGCTCTGCAAGCTACTCTATACTCTACGCCACTAGTAGATATAATTGGTTTATGTTGGTTTCTTAAATCAAACCTACCTGAATCATAACCTGTAACAGTTTGAATATTTAAAATACCATCTGTTAAAGTTGTAGTTGTATCCCAAAAATCTGCAGAGCCAGTATCTTTGTAGATTTTAAACTCCCAGTGATCAAAGTCACTTGGTTTAGTTATATTTACTGGAGTTGCTACTAAATAAACATCATCTAAATCTAAATACAGTCCTGTAGCACTAAAATAATTAGTGTCTTTACCAATATTAGTAAATGTATATACATCGCTCCAAGGTCCCGAAATAGTACCCATTTGGTTAGCGTATCTAGCACGTACTTTATAAATTTTACCAGTAATTAAATCATTAATAATAATACTACCCTGTTCTTTATTAACATAGTATAAATTATTTAAACTAGTTGAATCTATTGAAGCTGTACCATCTACAACTTGAAACTGTACTATTTCTGCATTTCTTGTTAATTCAGCAGGATTAGCAAAACTAATAATGGCTACATTTTTATAAATACCATTACTAATTTGTTCACTAACTGCACTATCACTAGTTACATCAACAATAATTGGTGCACTATTAATAGTATTTTGTATAACTGGTGTACTTATAGGTGTAATATTAGCATCATAGATTAATAACTGTGTTAGATCACTAGTATAAATTTGTGGTGAATAATCTACTAGTGTTAATTTAGCAGTTGCATTTTCACCAGGTTCAATGGATATAACTACAAGTTGTTGACTTACTTTATTTAACTCACCAAATAAAAATAAATTATCATCTGCTAAACCGTCACTACTACTAATAGTTGCTGTAGTTGTTCCTCCCGATACAGTAACTATATTAACAGTATCATACCATCCTGTTGTTGTAATAGCTGCAATATTTTTAGTAATACCATCAGGCTGTGATTGATTGTTTGTTCTAATTAATATTTGATATTGCTTACCTGCAGTTAACCATAATCTTTCAGTAAGTACTAATGTATTAGAGCCTACTTGTGGATTTTTAATTCTACCGCTACCAACGCCCCACTGTGGAACATCATGTGTAACTTTAACTACATCACCACGCTGGCATACTAAATGTTCAAAATCTGTATTTAATGAATATGTTTCTGGTCTTAGGGTTAGCTGTGCAAGATGCCATCTTGCCATAAATGTAGCTTGTTGTTGATTAGTTATGCCAGGTAGTTGTAGTTGTTCAAATAATGTTGCTTTTATTTTTCCACCGCTACCATCAGCATTATAACCATAATTATATACATAAAACTCATTTGCCTGATATGCAATAGTTTCATCTGGTATGGTTATACGAAATGCGTGTGGTAGTCTTGGTAATGCTTTAGTAGCACTAAAACCCCAGCTATTATATGTAGTAAAATACTGTGTAGTATGATCTCTAGGTTTATCAATAATAACTGTCCACTTACCATCACTGTATTGTGGGCTAGCCATACCTGCAGCACAAATATCACGCATAATATCCATAATACTTATAGTACTAGTTATAATACTATTATAAGATAATTTACCGCCTGACGGATTGCCGCTGGAACAAAATTCGTGCCATTCTTGTAGTTTAGCCCAATTGATTTTTGTGCCATGACCTACACCACTACTATTAATACCTGCTTCAGTTTGGTTTAACTTATAGGCATTGGCAGGATGTGTTAGTACATATAGTAATAAACTTGCAGGGTTGTTTATAGGTTTTCCAGCCACCCATTTTCCACCAATCCAGTCATATCCAATAGTTTGTACTATAGCATTTATACCATCAATTTGTCCATTAGCTTTATTTGTACTTTGAACCCTAACAGCTGTTTTAGCTAAATAACAGTTTGGAGGATTAACTACAGGATTATTATTACTAAAACTTGATGCACTGGACAATATAACTTTATAATAATAGTGTACAGTATTATCACCTTCAGTAATTTCTGCAGTATCTAAATTTACACGTTTGGCTCTAATTGCATATCTTTGTGGGTCTTTGTCTAAATCAGTAAAACGATAACTAAAATTAAACGGATCTTTACGTTTTTCATAAAATCCGCCTACCCCAAACTGAAATGTCGTAGACCAACTACTTTGTGGATTTAACCCGCCAGGAAAGTAATTAATTTTAAAACCTACCCCACGTACATCGCCACTTATATTTTGACCACTATTAACAGCAGTTACTGTTACTGTGTGTGTACCTCTTTCAAGGTATACCCAATTTTTTACACTACTACCACCGCCCGCATAAGGCATAGTTGCTACAACTGCACCGTCTATAGATATAGTGCCTTGATCATCCGCAGATGCTTCTATACTGTACCAACCACTCCATTGAAATTTATCGGCGCCAAATACTTTTGGCACAGACCATGTTGTAGTACTTGCCGAACTTTTCCAAATACCGTAGTCATTAATAATTGAGCTCCAAAAATTATGACTGCCAGCACGAGCATAGTCACCAGTTACAAAATCTAGTGATGTACAGACTGTTTGTTCTGTAATTGGTGTTAATGGATTATCTTGAGTACCAGGTCTAATACTGCCTGCAGTAATACTAACTCTAGTAGTACCTGTTGCTATTTCTTCTGATGTGGGTACATTATCATAATACGTAATATTTGTTGCTGTAACTGAGTAAGGTGTGGGTGATAGTGCTAAACCCGTTACTTGTAATCCTTGACTGCTATATATTGATCTATGATCTATGGTAGAACTAGCTAAATATGTTCCTCCATATATTACAATAGTATATAACTTATATGCTCCTGGGGGCACTTGTGGTAAATAATTATAATCAGTTGGTGTGTCTGGATTAACTAAAGTATTGTAACTACCTTCTTTATAGCGTGATTGTAATGCACTACTAGGATTTTGTCCTAATTGTTCTGTTGCTGCACCATGATAAACTTGTATTCCATTACCAGGTACTAAAGCTATAGTATGATACTGATACAGTTCTTGTGCTGCAGTATCATAATATTGACTAGGTATTGCTGCTAATGGTAATTCTGTTGTCCAAGTGTTAGCCATGCTACCACTAGTTGTAGAATTAAATAATGATGTAGGACTATTATCAGACCAATCATAGCCTGTACCATTCCATCTGCCAAGTTGAACATATATGTCAGCTTGTGCAATTCCCACATCACCATTTTTAGTATTTACAGAACGCATACCTTCTGGAAATGTAAAAGATATTTCTACACTTGTACCTGTTTGTGTAAAAGGTACTTCTACCCAAGGATTATATCCTGTAAGAACATTATTTACAAGTTCAACACCTTTGTTTATTTGCTGAACATCTGAAGGATATAATCTGTTAAATTGTTCGTCATTTTCCCCAGGAACACCATATAAAGTTTTATAAGTAGGAATGTCAGGACCAATATTATCTATATAATAATCTTTAATGGGTGTTGAACCAATACATAAGTTATCAACTTGTAGTGGTCCAAATCCCCAAACTACTAATAGGTTTAATAAATTTGTATCTGGTGCAGTTTGTACATACGGTACTGCACCTAAAGGTCCTGTTGAACGCATTCTTCCTAACACAACAGGTATTGATCCAAATCTATTAGCTTGATTTTGCCCACCAGTAAATAAATTCATCTGTCCTGGTGTACCAGGATTATTAACGGGATCTTCTCTAATAGGAAATATTGCATCTACTAGTGCCATGCCTGCTACACTAATAGCTACTGTAAGTGCCCTAGTTGCCCATACCGGTACCCATTCGCCTGCTGGTAAAATAAATTCACTTAATTCTGGTGCAAAAATAATGACTGCAAACATTGCAATCAGTCTAAGCGTGTTACCACCTTCTGGTACTGACTTATATGCTAGTACTTGTCCTCTTTTTAGTACAGTGGTTTCCCATTCTGATTGTGGAACAGGAATACCGTCAACTGCTACAATTAATTGGCTACCAAAAGCGGGACTGACTTTATACTTTTCTTTTGTAAAATTAACAAAATCTTGAACTGTTGTACCTTCAACAGTCCATTCATGAATTATTTGAGTTTTTAATGGGTGTGGTGCTCCCACCACTTGAATATTATTATGTTCAGAATACTTATAGGTACCCTCTATTCTACTAGCCCAACGAGGACTAGCAATAGAATCTATAACACTGTCACTACCTTCACGGCTGTGTATAAATCTATTATTACCTAGATATACACCTATATGGCGGGGTTCGCCATAAATATTAAATAAAACAACATCACCTTCACTAGGTGTGGTTGTTAGTTCCCAGCTGTCTTTGTAAAGACTAATAGCCCTGATAACATTAGGGTCATCAGGGCTATTATATTCTTCTTGATAACTAGGTAATTCTATGCCTAATTCATCACGATAGTATAGGCATACCAATCCCCAGCAATCTACGCCCGTAATGTCTCTACCTTTTTCTTTGTAGGGTAAACCTATATACTTATCATATTTCATTAGAATAATCCCGGAAAATATCCTGGTGTAAAATTAAATGCAGGAAATGGCTCTCTACTTAAACTAATCATTTCTAAGCTAAGAGTTATTTGTTGCTGATTATAAGTTACACTAGTAATATAAAAATCTGAAAAACTAACTTCTACAGTATTTGGTGTAGCACCTAATACTAATTCTAATAATACCTTGGTAGGTTTAGTTAGTTGAGTACGTATTAATTGAACTATCTCTGGAGAAGTATAGTTCAAATTAATATTATACCCTCCAGTACCGGTATCATTTTCAGTAGGTAGTGTAATTTGTAATGGTAAAAATATATAATCATTACTACGACTAGTTACACCATACACAATTTCACTATCTGTAGTTAATGGTGGATCCAGCCTTTTGGTAAATGTATCTGCTAATCTAAGTGCAATAGCATTGCCTGTTAAATCAGCAGGATCATAAATTGTTACAAGCATTATTAGTTGTTGTTGTGTTTCTGTACTAAACATTGCCTGTACAGCATTTGCACTTAAACTAGTTAATCTACTCATGGCATTATTTCCATTTTTAAACTAGTTGTCCAATAACCAGGAGCTAAATATTGTACAGTAAAAAACTCACCATTACTACCAGGTACAATTCTAACATCAATATTTGTACCCAGTAGTCGTGGATGTGGAAATGTAAAACGTGAGGTTCCCATTATAGTGTTTTTAATAAAATCATCTAGTATTTCAGTTTGTGCAGTCGTCATAATAAATGATAATTGCATATCATTAGGACGACTAGCACGCAAACGCTGTTTGGCAGGACCACCATCAGTTTGGGTTCTAACAATATTAATACCTATGGTTTCTTGAAAACCTTTTTGTGGTACTTGTGGCAGTGTTGCTGGCCATGGTTGAACCATATATTATCTCCTTACCAATGCTGGACGATTACCATAATTTAAATTTAAAGCTTTCTGAGAACTAGAGCCAGTTGTACTGAGTTGATCAGCAACCATATCTCCAATAATAACTTCAATTTTACGGTTGCCTTTAGAATCTTTAGTTTCTGTAGTAGTTGCTTTATCATTGCCATAGTTATTAACTACAACATCAACATTGCCACCGCCGCCATTAATTACGCCTAAGTTACCTGCGCCGTCGCGACGTAATGGCATAATAGCTTCAGGCCCTGCTTCGCCCATCATACCAGTACCTTGTGCAAATTTAAATAATGTTGGTTGCGTAACTATACCGCCCATAGCATATTTCATAACGCCCTGATCCCAGGCACTACCTTGTGCAGAAGCAAATAGTGATTTACCCCAACTAAATAAATCGCTAGCACCACTTTTAACTGCTGACATAATACCAGGTCCACCACCTAATCCATCAGGACCATTATATAACTTTAACATCTGTTGTTTTAATTCATATCGAATTAAATCAGCAATCATAGAATCTATCAAACCTTTGAAACTAGTTTTACCAGTAGTAACAAATTCCGTAAATTTATCAGCAGCTGTATCAATTCCTTTTTCAATTACTTGAGAATATGCTTGTTCACGTTTACTTTTTTCATTTTGCGCTTCTAGTTCAAGATCAATGAGTTTTTTCTTAGCATAGTACTCATCATCAATTCCTTGTAAAGCTGCACTATGATTATCATCTTGACGTTTTCTTGCTATTTTAGCTTCCTCAGTTTCATAAATATTATTTTTCTTTTGTTCTAATATTAAATTTCTAGTGTCTGCTTCATACTTAGCGTTTTCTACTACTTTAGCTTTTCTTCTTTCTATATCTGCATTAGTTAGTGCAAGAGCATTACTTTCAACTGAAAAAGTAAATTCACTAATTTTGCCATTATCTTTATCAATTTGAAGACCTTTTAATTTTGCATCATTATTTCTTAGTTGTGCATCAAGAGAAAGAACGTCTAAATTTTTATTATTTTCTGTTGATGCATTAAGTCTGTCATTGGTTAAAGCTGTTTGATCTAATAGAGCTTTTCTTTTTGTTTCTGCATCTACAGTTTTTTCTATAATACCTTGTGTTTCCCGCATTTGTTGTAGATTTTTATCTGCATTTACCATTGCTTCAGCACCTAATGCAGCTACACCACTAAATCCTTTTTGTCTAGAAAGATCCAATACTGCTGAACCTTGTGCTTTATTTTGTTCAAAAGGTAATTGTGCAATTTTATTTTGCTGAGCCACTTCTAGTGCAGTTCTTCTTGCAATTTCTACATCTCTGGCTTCTTGTGTAGGTAATTTTCTGAACTCTTCTCCACCAAGATATTGTTTATTTTCAGCCTGTAGTTTTTGTAGTTTTTGGTCTTCTTCTTGTTTAATTTTATCAAATCTAGCAGCTATTGTATCAGTTACTCTTTTTACTTCAATTGCACCTGCTTCACCACCTAACTGTGCTAATTTTACTTTTACACCAATTCTTTCACTAATAATATTAGCTATAGTATCTGTTAAATTGCCTTCTTTATCAAATTCTTTAGCTGTTTTGTTACTAGTAGTAGCTTCTATCTCAGCAGGTATTTGTTTTAAACGTTTTTCAGCTGCTACACGATCTTCGCCTGTAAGTTTAAATGCTCCGCCACCAGTTTCTTCTGCTAATTTAGCCTCTAAATTAATTCTTTCTGTATTTAAACGAGATAGTCTGGTTTCTTTTGATAATTCGTATAATGCTGTAATTTCACTTTTTCTAATAGCAATGGACTCTAACTCAAGTTTGGCAGTCATAGCAACAGTTGCTTCTGTACGTGGTAGTGTGCTTACTAAAGCTTTTTGATAGTTTATTGAAGCACTTTGAATTGCGCGTACTAATGGTCCTTCAATAAACTTAATAGCAGTTTCCATTGACCCAGACATTTTAATAATAGTTTTATCAGAAAGATCTTTTTCTTTTGCTAAAATATCTTTTTGTTTATCTAATGCTGCATTTAGCTGTCTTTGGCCATCTGCTATAATTGATGCACTTGATGCATAGTTTGCAGTATTGCCGCCGTTAAAAGCAATATCAATTGCTTTTTGTTTACCCTGTTGAATTAATTTTTCAGCAGCAGCTTGCTCATCTTTTGCCTGTCTTAGCTGTGTTTCTAGTTTTTGCATTTCGGCTGTAGCTGCTCGGAACTCAGTCTGTATATTAGCAGGCAATAAATCAAGTTTACTAGTATTATTAGCTAAATCTCTTAATTGTGCTAATTTAGCTATAGGATCGTCTACAGCTGTAGCTAGTGAATTCATTTGAGCTATAAGTGCAAGTGCATATTTAGTACCAGCATCATTGCTAATAAATGTATTATTTAAATCTGTAAATGCTTTTTCTAGTTTTTTATATTTATCAGCAACATCCTCGCCAGGTGCTGCAATCTTTTTATTAGCTTTATTGATATCTTCAACTAAACCGGTTACACTTTCCATTGTAGCTCTGCTAGCATTTTCTAATTTAGCAGTTACCTTATCTTGTGTTAGTGGACCTTTTATCTCTAATAAATCTTTTAACTTTTCTTCTGCTTTTGATTTTAGCTCAGGAGTAGCTGCATCATTAATTGCTGCTATTACAGATTTACCAAATCCTTCAATAGCATTTGATCTAGTTTGTCCACCTAGTGCAGTTGGTAAAACATTTTCCCAAAACTTTGACCAAGCCCCTTGAGCTTTTTGTTGTTCTTCTAGTTGCTTTGGCAACTCTTTTAGCGACTGTGCAATTCCATCAATTGCTTTAGATTTTGCAGATAAACCTGCTACTGTAGTTTCGTCACCATAATTTTTAAATACATCAACTGCAGTTTTAGTAACTTCAGCTAAAATTTCTGTTTTACTAGCTAATGCTTCAGTTTCTTTTACAGCTGTACTTAAAAACATATCTAATATAGCTTTAGTACCTGCTAATATAGAAATTGCCATTCCTACATTGCCTAGTGCACCTACAAATTGCATTAATCTAGTAGCTGCAGCTGCAGCTGTTCCACTAATGCCAGTAAGTAATGCGCGTGGAATACTAAGATCTGCACGACTAATATTTGCAGTCATTTCATTCCAGGATGCTTTAAATCCTAGAATACCAGCAGTTTCGCCTGCGGTAGCTACAATATTACCAGCCGCCGCTTTTTGTCTTGCTTTCTCCGCATCACGATTAATTGCGGCTTGTGGACTAAATACTCCAGCAGTAGCATTTAATTTTTTGTCTAATTGCGCTGTTTTTTCAGCTTCATCTCTATTATTTTTCTGATAGTCTTTGACTGCGGCAGACCAATCTCTATATTGTTGCGCAACTTTAGTTTGTTTTGCACCTAATTCATCAATATAGGCTAACTCTGCTTTACTAATCTTTGAAATATCTCTATTAGGATCAGTGATAGTTTTAGCACGATCACTCATACCTTTTTTAGCAACTTTTAATGCACTATCTGCAGCACCAACCTGTGCAGCTTTTAATTGCTCAATATTTTCTACTTCTGCTTGAAAAGCCTGTCTACGTAAATCATTTTGAACTGCATTTGCTTTTTTAGCATAGTCTAATTTTGCTGCTGCTGCCACTGCTAATGCATCTGCTTCAGCTCTAGCACTTTGACGTAATTGTGAAATAGCAGGTAAAAATTTATCAAATATGCTTTTGGCTAATAGAATCATTACACCAGTTAATGCAGTAGGATTTTCACTTAAAAATCCAACTAAAGGTTTTAATACACTATTAATAAGTGTTAATCCTTGTAGTGATAAATTAGTAATACTTGCTAATAATTTATCATAGGGATTCGAATCTACTTTAATAGTGTTATATTTATCGCCGCCTTCTTTTAATACTGCAATAGCAAAGCCTTGGGCTCTTTCTAGTTCAGTAAGCGCATGTACTGGTTTGCCTAATGCTGCAGCATATTTTTCTACTGCAGGGCCTAATTTAGTATATATACCTAATTCATCTAATAATTCTGGTTCTAATTTAGAAATACCACGCGATAAACGACTAACAGAATCATTTAAATCTCTGCCTAATGCCACACTAGCTTTTTTAGCTATATCTGCAATTTTTAATATTTGTTCTTGACTTAGTCCAGCACCACTAGCTTTTGATACTGCTTCCATGCTGTCTTTCATACTTACAGCAAATCCAGTAGCTGCCTGAAATTGTTTAGACATAGCACCTAATGAAACGCCACTTCTAGCGCTCATTTGTTCCATGCCTTTAGTCATATTTTCAAAGTCAGCAGCTTCTTTTAATTTACGAAATGCAGCTTCTACAGCAAATATTGTGGCTGCATATTGTGCATAAATTGCAACTAAACCACCAATACTTCTAGCTTCTTTTCCAAAATCGCGACCGGCCGCACCTGTTCCTCCGCCAATAGCACGAGCGGCATTATAGTCAGTATTCTCAGCTTTTGCAGCTGCAGCAGTTCTACGTTTGTTACTAGTTTCTAATTTGTCTAACTCTTGATTTAATCGCTGAGCTTCTTGGGTACGCTTTTGTGCCGTAGCCCCATCATCAGTAACTTGTAGATTTGCCTTAATGGTATAGTCTGCCATAAACTCTCCAATTTTATTGTAAAAGTACAATAATATAATTAATTTGATCCATTATATCACTTGAGGACTTAGTTGTCAAACCAAAAAATTTTAAGCAATAAAAAAACCGCTAATTATTAGTTAGCGGTTTTTAGTTTACTTATTTTTTCTAGTTTCTTGTATTCTAATAGCGTCTATAATATGTATTAATTCTAAATAATATCTTTTATCTAGCGGTGCAATATCATAGACTTCGAACAGTTCAAAAATTCCGTTAAAGTTTTTACCAGTATAAGTGCCTCCCATATATTCCCACTCATCTCGCATCAGTCTGTATATACTAAGTGCGACTTGAATTTCGTCTGGAAAGTCATTATATTCTACGGGTATTTCTTCTTCTATTGGCTCTGATCCAAGTGCTTCACACATTTCAAAATATTGCTCTTTGGTCATACTAACCGCACTATTTTGAAGATAACTCTCGATCATTTGCCTAATTTCTGTTAACTGTTCTTCGAAAACTTTCCCAAGTCACTTACAAATTCACTAATAAAGTTATCAAAGTCACTGGAATTTTTCATAAGCATTAGCGCATTTTCTTTGCTAAATCCTAAGAAATCTTCAGGGTCATATTGTGATACGTCTACAGGTACTAGTTGTTCTACAAACTTAAATTTTAAACCAGTCCAACCTTTAACTGCTGTTTCAGCGTAAAGTTCTAGAAATAATTCTTCATTAAAATCATCACTAGTTTGACGGTTTTTAAATGTTGTTTTTGTAGATTTTTTACGTAGGTTAATTAAATTTTCACGACTCATAAAACCTAATGTAACTTTGAAACCAGGTAGCCCTGGGTATTCTACTTCAACTGTTTTAGAAGGTACTAGTAGTGATTTTAAACTAACTTGTTGTTGTGCTTGAGATGTTTCTGTTGCCATTTGGCGTCCTATTATTATATAATTAAGAAAAAGAAGTGCTGGAGATCAACCCAGCACTTGCCGATAAAGTTACGGCTTAATATGTAGCCGCTGCTCTGTATACAACTGTAGCTTCGTTTTGAGCTGTAATATCGTACGCAGAACTTGCAGAACCTTGAGCAGTAAAGTTAATTGTTGTAGAAATAACTTGTGCAGTATTGATTTGTGGAATCTGTAACATAGCTGCTGGCATTTTTAACTCTACACCTGTTGGGTTAGAACTAGGTCCACCCATTTGTACATTTACTGAAAACTTAGGATCTACTGTTGTAGCTGCTCCAGCTAGTAAATCTGACAATAGTTTTCCAGCTTCATTAGTACCTGTTTTTAAATAAGCAGTTAAGTTACCAGTAATAGCACGAGTACCTGTAAAATAAGTAATCGGATTATTAACTTGTGCTAAGTTGGCAGGAATCAAATATGTCAAGTTATTGTTAAAACTAATTTGACCGCCTGTTAATGCAATAGTATACTTTGTACCAGCACCACTTCCAGTAAGATTATCAATACCCGCATTAAGTACTAGTGTACTTAGTTTATTGGTAATATATTGTGCAGTAGTATTTTTAGCTTTAGCAAAGTCACTAGGTTCTGTTGTACTACCGTTGTTAACTGTTCCAACAGTAGCAATACTAGAAAGAGCAGGACTTCCAGTACCACCTGAAGCTATAGTAATATTAGGATTAATATCTGTATTTGCAGTAGCTCCAGCAACAACAATTGCATTACTACCATCTACAGTACTAGTAAAATAGTTTGTTAATGTACCACTATAAGCACCTGTTAGTGTACCACCACCAGTTGTAGCACCGTTACTTAAATTAGCAAAAGCATTAGCTAATTGTACTGCAGTTGTTCCGGCAGTAGAAGTGTAGGTTAATCCACCAATTGTAAATGTTTGACCAGCAGTTAAACTGTTATTAAATGTAACTGTAACGTTTTCAGTAGTACCACCACTTAAAACATCTGCACCACCTATTGCAACAGGACTACTTGTATCTGCTGTAATATCTAATGGACGAATTGCAGAGCCTTTACCTGCCCATTGAATAGTACCAATTGCATCAATACCAAAATCAATAGTAGCAGTATTTAGTGCACAGTTATCTAGAACATATGCGCTATTATCAAAAATGATAATTAAACCAAAACTCTGTAACTGGTGTTTATTAGAATTTGTAAAAGCCATAGTAGCTGCACTACTAGTTTCTGACCAAGCTGCTGTAGCAGAACCAATAGGATTTGCAGAACCAAAAGCATTCCATAATAAACGCTCTTCACAAGTGATCTTGCTATTAGTAGTATCATTGAAAGGGCGCATATAAGTACTAAATGAAAAATCTAGTGCTTGTAATTGTGTGTTAAAGCTACGTTGGCCACGGCTTGGAGCAGCGCCTGCTTCATTTAGTGTAACTGTATCTTGAGTTGTATTTTGACTGAAAGTTAAACCTTCCAGAACTTGAATTTCAAAAGTATTGGTTTCTTTAAATGGAAATGCACCATTTTTAAGCGTACCAGCTCTTACTCTTCCATTGCCGTCAACGTTTGTAGTAAAGAATACTCTACTATTACGAATTAAATTAACTGCCATTTCTTTTCCTTTTTAATTAGTAATGCTAGGCATACCTACTAGATATTTATCTGTTTCGATACCGATCACATTATTGTAGTGCATATCGCACCTGTAAGTTTATTTCACCAACTCCATAAGGACGTAATAGGCCTTCGTCTGTAGTGATAGTTGTAATCAGTATTTCTGTTGTTTGAAGATTATTAGTAGTGTCATAAACAAGTTGACGATTTGCGTCAATGCACGTGCTTATATCTTCAAGAAGTACTTCTAGTTCTTCTTGTGCTCGTTCTTCACTATTAACATACAGTTTAATACTAACATTCAATAGGCCCCAAATAAAACCAGATAGTTGATAATCTCTGGCTCCCATTCCTGCAGTTATATACACACTTGGAAAATCTTGCACTTCATCCCAAAATTTCATTTTTGGATAGGCATTTCCGAATAAGTTAGTTGTGTATTGAACCCCATCTAATTGTTCATTTAATTTATTTGCAAGTGCTTTTACTATACTAGCTCGTTTACTCATACTACTACGGCCCTTAATCTAGCTGCAACATTTTCTGTTACAATTTCTCTAATTGATTTGGCTATTAACAGTTTAGGATCTCTACTAGTAGGTTTTGACTGCCTTCCACCTTCGCTAAATGTTGCATAAGGATATTTCATATAATTATAAAAAGCAGTTATCATACCTTGCTTACTCATAGTTAATCGTTCAACTTTTGCAGAGCCAGCAAATCTTCCTGTTCTATAATTTAATATATCTTTACGTTCGCCAGAACCCATATTAGCACTAATTACATCTTGTAAATGTAAGTCTATTAACATTTTTAAGTTTAATAAATCTACATTTTGTTCGTATGTAGAAATACTAGAACTAGTTTGTGGTTTTGCAAATTTAGCTTCAATAGGCACGCCTGTACCTACTTCACCTTTATTACCAATAGTTTTTTTATCTGTAGAAATATTTCTAGCAGGATGTTTGGTTAACTTAGCTTTACCTGTTTTTAATGTACTAATTAAGGCCTGCTCAATATCTTGAAATATAGTATTAGAACCTTCTAAATCTAAAAACTTTCTGACATATTTTGGATCAGCTAAAAGTATTGCTATATTTCTTACAAAATCTGTATATATTTTTGCTTCTATGGGATTGAACTCTTTTTGGTTAACATCTACAGTATGAATAGTTACTGTAACAAACTGTTCCCCAAATAAATTACCTACACCTTGTAGTAATTCAGGAGTAGTATTTCTTACTGTATATTCAAAATCAGCTTGAATCTCATTTAATTTATTAAGTGCATATTTTGCTGCATCTATTGCATCAGTTCTTGCCCCACTAGCGTCTAATACATCTATTACTGCTCCAACTTTTTGTTGTAGTGGTGATATTAGTGAAGCTGTTGGATCTAAATCTAAGTCACTAGCAATATGGCCTATATTAAGTCGACTTAATTCAGTAACATCAAATTCACCAGGTATTACACGTTTTTTAGCATCCAGTTTTTGTTTTTTTATTTGTTTTACACCAAATTCTGTATCTACTAATCTAGGGTCTCTAACTACTTCTTTTAATAGTGTAGAAATAGGTCCCGCTGATTTTGCTAATAGTAGTTCTTGTCCTGGATTATTAACAAATATTAAATATGGTTTAGATCCTTGGAAATAATTTTTACCAATTTTTTCAATTGATTCAACTGTTCTGCCAGCTTTACTTTTAATTACTTCAATAAAAGTATCGTACAACTCATCAAAATTAAAAATTTGACCATCACGGTCATTAACACGTAAACTGGTTTTTGATATGTCTACAACGTGTGGACGTTTATTTAAATCTTCTTCACGAAAATCTTTGCTTAATAACGCTTTAATCTCTGGATCAATTGAATTGATCAAATCTTTGAGAGTTATTTTTAGTGCCATTAGGTATAGTCCGCTGCATACATATCTAACACGCGTCTAATATGTGCTGGTAAACTGGTAGTAGAAATATACTCAATTTGCACAGTATTTGAACCAGGATTTTTTTGTGAGTGAACACTAGAATCATGTCTGCGATAATAAGTTACTAAATCATAGACTGCTAGTGTTAAATCTTGTGGTACTGTTTCGTATCCTGCAAAGTAGGTTACTTTGTAACCATTAATTTGTTTTGTAAAACCAGTTGGATTTAGTGATAGAATTGAGTCACCATCCTGAACCCAATCTGTAAATTTTGTTAATTTAGTAAAAGTCTGGCCGTAATCAGCACTATATTGAACACTAGTTACATTAACTACTGGAGTTTCTTTTAGTAATAGTGTTGTAAACCCACCATGAAAAGTTTCTGTTTTAGCCTCATCGTAGTAATCTACAAATGTTCTGCGGCAGTAAGTTTTTACAAAATCAGATACTTTAGGAATTAGTAAATCAATTTCGGCATCCATGTTATTACTTGAGATGCCTATGTAGGACTTATAATTAGTCCTTGTAATTAAATTTGTTGCCATATACACCTCACTTGTTTTATAAAAGCACTTGTGATACCTTTATAAAACAAGACCCCATTGGGGTCTTGTTAATACTCATCAACTGATTAGGTTGCTGTGTACTTGTGTGCTGTAACTGCGTTACCGTAGTTACTTGTAACACGTGTCATACCTGTACGTAGGCTAGCTACCATAACACGACGTTGTGTCTCTACCAACTCTTGTGTGTCGATACGTAGACCGCGTTGGTTACCAACAATGAAGTTACCTGGGTTCAAGCAGATTGCACCAGCAACACCTGTACCTGGAGTAGCAAATTCACCAGAAACTAATACTGGGCTACCACCGATTTGGCCAATTTGACCAGTTAGTAATGTAGCTTGTGTACCAACTTGGTTCATTGTTTGGAACACTGTGTCTTCTAGCAATTGGTAGTATGTATCGGTATTAACGATATAAATTACTTCTTGTGGATCTAGACCCCAAGTACCTAGGCCTTGGCGTAGAGTACGCATTTTAGCAACTGTCATACCAGCAGCAACTGTATTACCAGTAGCAGTAGTGTTAGAAGCCCAGTTAGACAATCCCTTAACAGGAACTGTAGCATCGCCAGCACCTAACAAGAAAGCTGCATCAACAGCGCGAGCAACACGACGAATCATGCCGTCACGGATGATTGGCATTAAAGCCAATAGTGAGTCTTCTTCTTCTTCGTAAGCTGTGTACTCGTTAGTAGCAACTTTATATGCATTCAAAGTAATTTCTTTGATAGCGTGTGTAGAATTTCCACCAGCAGAAGCGCCAGCAGTAGATGTACCAGGTGTACCTGCAACAGCACCAAAGTTGCTGTTAGCAACCCAAGTAGCAGTACCTGCTTCTGGATTAACTGGAATTGTCATTACGTTAGTTTGCATAGCAATGTTGCGGAAAATAGGAGCAACAACTAAACGACGACGAACTTCAGCTTCTAGATTTAAAGAAACTTCTGTTTCCCATGTAGCGCTAGGAACGTGATTGCCATACTTTTCGGCATATTCGCGACCTGTACGTGTACCTTCGATAGATTTACCAGCCATTTTGGCTAACAAAACTGCCTTCTCTTTTTCAGCATAAGTCATTTCACCAGACTTAGTGTCAGTGAAAGTCATTTTAGATTTTGTGATTGCTTCGATTTCAGCAGCTTTATCTTTTAGAGCAGCTTCTAAACCAGCTAAAGCTGATTTGCTTTGCTCTGTTTGAGCTTCTAAACGCTTTTCTACTTCGGCTAACAAACGCTCAGCGCCTGTGTCGACAGTAGATACTTGTGCAGCAACGGCTGCTTTAACTTTAGCTTCGAACTCAGCTTGTGCTTTTTCAGCAGCAGCTTTTTGATCAGCGGCTTTAGTTTGAGCTTCGATAACAGCCTTGGCTGTAGATTCTGCGGCTTTAGCAGCAGTGTCTGCTAGCAATTGTTCTAATTGTTTTGGATCCATGATGTCCCATTCCTTTTTGATTTCGCTATTTGCTTCCGTTGAGGATTCTAGCCCTTTAGCTGACTCGCTGTTGGGTGCAAATTGCAGTTTGAAAG